TATGTGAAACCTAAGACTTATGGAGATGATCTCTTAGCTGCAGTAAAGGATGAGGTTAAAGAGTTTTTTTAACAACGTCACTTACGCCGAGTTCGTCGAACGAGTTTATGGTATGACATATACTACTGCTTCCAAAACTTCTGATTTGCTACCATTTGTCAAATCTGAGGATATGACATTTTTAAAACGTCATTTCGTCTTTCATGACGAACTGAAACGTGTTGTAGCTCCGCTTGATACGAGTTCTCTTTTTAGAACTCTTCAGTGGTGGAGCCCTTCTAAATTTGTTAATGAACAAGAACAAATGATTTCAATGCTTGATTCCGTGTTGAGAGAGTCTATCTTTCACTTAGATCAAGAAAAATTCAACATGTTCCGATCCGACCTAGTAAATGTGTTTTCTAGACATTTTGAGGTTGATATCGAAGTCGTTGAGACGTTATTTTCGACTTATGAGAAGCATATCCATGGCCTCTCATTATAGAATTGTAGTGTCCTTATGCCCTAATACACAAGGTTGTCCAGGGGGGAAGACGACTCACTAAAGTATGACTTGCATTCACATAGCATCTGGTTGCATGTAGTGTTTGTATAGCTATTTAGGTAGAACGCGTGTGAAAGGTCTGCGTTTAATAAGTTGATCAGCTAACCAGCTGTGTTGTGGAGTGATGTGTCCCGCACGGTTTATAAATTGCATTGCTAAGTCGTATTTAGCCCACCTTCGAGAATTGAAGCAAATGTTCTTAGATGAGCAGAAAACTCTTGATTTAGAGCTGCAGGGAATGAAGTACCCGCTTAATATGCTCAATTCAAGAATGTTGAAGAAATTGCCTCAGTATATCTCAGATCCTTCCTTCCGACATGAAACTCAACGTTTTATTAGGGCGAGGTCCCGGTTTGCATCCTTGCAATATTCTATTGATCGCATCAATAGTGCCATTGCTTTGCGTATGCAAAGGGGGGATATTCATTCTGAATCTTGTTGTCTTGGTAGTGATTTGATGGAAAATCGGGTTGATCCTGAAATTCCCGATATTACAGTCATTCATCAGGATATCAGTTTGCGGCAGATGGATAGAGTTTTTGATGGTATGATACCATCTTGTGATTCACTCACTTATGAGTTGTGTGGTGAATTCATGCTCTGTTTATATATGACGGGAGCTTTCCGCAATTTCAAATATTCAGACCTTTTTTCTGGTCTTCAATATTTGTGGAATTGTTCTCCGACTATTGAGCGAGTGTGCACTGTCCCTAAGCCTCGTGTCATTGATAGACTGAAGCGACTGCGTGTGTGCGTTGCCCAGCCAGATGCCATGCCTATTGTTATATCGTTGTTTGATATACAATATGAACCATTGACGAAAGATCATCTCTTTCAGATTTTGCAAGGTATTAATGTTGGATATGCTAAACATCGCGGTGTTCAGTTGTCTCAAAGACAAGCG